TTGCTCTCATCGTAGACGCACAAGATCGCGTTGGCCCTGCCTCGGTAGATCGTGAACAGTTGGCTTAAGCGCTAACTACCTGAATAGGGGCAGCTTCCACAAGAGGTTGCCCCTTTCTTTTTGCTAAAGGACTAACATGGCTATTACTTCCGCAGTATGCACAAGCTTTAAGAAAGAACTGCTAGAGCGTAAGCACGACTTCAATGTAACTTCTGGTCATACATTTAAACTTGCTCTCTTCACTTCTGCTGCCACTTTAGGTGCTTCTACTACAAATTACACAACCACTAACGAAGTTGTTGGTACAGGCTATACAGCCGGTGGAGTTACACTAACTAATATTGATCCCACTTCTAGTGGTACTACAGCATTCATTGACTTCAATGATGCTACATTTTCCAGCGCAACTATCACTGCTGCTGGTGCTTTGATTTATAACACCACTACTGATGGTGGAACAGGGACAACTAACGCAGTTGCTGTAATTTCTTTTGGTGGTGATAAGACATCCACCAACGGTGACTTCGTTGTTCAATTCCCAACAGCAGACGCAACTAACGCAATTGTAAGAATTGCTTAAGGAGTAGTCTTGTGGCTACAACTACACTCTCTGGGGCCAGATATGGCATAGGGAGATATGGTGCTGTTAGGTATGGCAAGACTAATGTTGCTTATGTTCCTGATGGAGTAGAAGCAACTAGTGCTGTCGGCAGTGTTGTTGTAGTTGCTAAAGCTGTCATTCCAATTACTGGAGTGTCAGCAACAGCAGATGTAGGCAGTGTTGTAGTAGTTGCTAAGGCAGTTGCTGTTGTAACTGGAGTATCAGCAACAGCAAGTGTTGGTAGCCTGTCTGTAACTGCGGCTGCTAATACTTCGGTTACTGGAGTGGGTGCTACAGCCAGTGTAGGCAGCATCACTGTAGTAGCCAAAGCTGTTACTTCAGTATCTGGTGTTGAAGCAACAGCAAGTGTAGGAAGTACAACAGTAACTGCTGCGGCTGTTGCTGCCGTAACTGGTGTTTCAGCTACGGTATCTGTAGGAGAAGTAACTACTCGTACTATCAATAGAATTCTTGTAGACGGGGTAGAAGCCACAGCCAGTATAGGTTCTGTAGTTGTAGCAGCTAAAGCGCTTGCTACAGTAACTGGAGTTGAAGCAACAGCATCTCTTGGATTTGTTGATGTGGTAGCAAAAGCTGTTGCAGCGGTTACAGGAGTAAATGCTACAGCGAGTATTGGAAGTGTCAGCGTAGCAGTAGGTATTGTTGTACCGCTTGAGGGTGTATCTGGTATAACCTACCTTGGTAGTGTTACAATATCTACTACATCATTTAATTATGCTGCTGTAGCTTCTCAGTATTCTAGAAATAGAACAGTATATGTTGAGAGACATACACTGAGTAAAGACAGGACAGTGATGGTGGCACAGGATATTAGGAAAGTTTATGTTGAAGCTAGATCCACTACAGGAATGCGTACATCTCATGTGTCGTTACTACCTAGAAAAGCGTACATGTATAGAAAGACAACTTCTTCAGATAGAAGTGTGCTGGTAGCTTAAGGAAAAATAATGTCGTTTAGATGGCCTAATAAAGATCCAGATGAAATTCTTGATTACAGTGTAGATTGGTCAAGATGGTTGGGAGCAGCTACTCTTAGTTCTGTTGTCTGGTATGTGGACAATGCCTCTGGTGTTAAGACAGCACTCACTGCTGGAAACACAGTGAATGGAATACAGAACGTATCTCAGACAATCAGCGGCGACATAGCCACCATCAATCTTGGACTAGGCACAAACAATACAGAATACAAATTTACTTGCCACATCACTGATAGCACAGGGAATGTTGTAGAGCGCGTGGTTAGACTTAGAGTTAAGGAACAATAATATGGCTTACAATTTTCTTGACTTAACTAATGAGATAAACAGAAGCTTCAATGAAGTTGAACTTACCTCTTCTAATTTTTCTACAGCTACAGGATTTTACGCTAGAGTTAAAGACTCAGTGAATACAGCTATTCGGGATATCAATCACACTCACTATGAGTGGCCTTTCAATCATGTACTAGCAGAGGAAACTCTGTCTGCTGGAACAATCAGATATGCATACCCGACTGATGCAAACACAATTGATTTTGATTCTTTTAGAATTAAAGAGGACGCTACTTTTGGAAATAGGACAGTAAAGCTGTCTTCAATTTCTTACGAAGATTATCTAGATAGATACATTGATCACGAATATACAGCAGAGACAAACAAAAGGACAGTGCCTACCTTTGTCTTTCAAACACCTAGCCTAGAGTATGGTGTTATTCCTGCTCCTGATCAAGCATACGAATTGCTTTATGAGTATTACAGAATACCTGTTGATCTAGAAAGCCCTGATGATGTTCCTGATATCCCCGAAAGATTCAGACATGTCATTGCAGACGGAGCTATGTTTTACGCTTATATGTTCAGAGGCAATGAACAATCTGCTGGCATCTCTAAGCAGAAATATGAAGAGGGAGTAAAGCGTATGCGTAGCATGCTTGTCAATCGCTATGGCTATGTTAGATCAGGCATGATCACTCCAGCTAGCGGATCCGTTAGATCCTTCGGAGACAGGGTTAAATAACATGGCAGACGCTTGGAAGACTTATGCCTTCGAGTTCACTGGTGGACTTGTATCCAATCTTTCCCCATTGCAGCATGGTGTTAAGTACCCCGGCAGCGCCCGCATTCTAAAGAACTTTGAGCCTTCTATCAATGGCGGTTATAAAAGAATAGAGGGATACACTAAATTCTCTAATAGCTTTGTACCTGCGTATGGTGAACCTGTAGTGCATGGAAGCGGGCAAACAGGAACTACATTAGTAATTTCTAACATCTATAGCACTCCCGTAGAAGGAGGAACCTTCACTATTGCTGGAGTTGCTGGCACATACACCATTGCAACAGGTGGAGTGGCTTACGATAGTTCATACAAAAGAGCTACACTAACTTTAACAACTTCTCTTGCATCTAGTCCTGCTGATAAAGCTGCTGTAACATTTACTTCTCAAGCAGGAACAATGTTGGGAATAGCTTATTGGAGTGGTAGGGCTATTGCTAGCAGAAACGGAAGCGTCTATACCTCTACAGGAAACTCTTGGACTAAAATTAGTAAGCCCTCCTACGGAACAGTGCTAGTCAATGGAGCAGGACAGACAGGGGCTTCTTTAGCAATAGATGGATTAACCGTTGCTCCTAAGATTGGTGACACCTTTAGTGTTGCCGGAATAGAAAAAGTTTATACTGTAACGGCTAACGCTACACTGGTAAGCGGTGGAGCCACTGTATCAATTAATCCAAATCTAACAGCCAGCCCTGCCGATAACGCAGCAGTGACTTGGTTATCTTTGGACAGAAGCGGAGCATTAAAAACAAGATTTGCTAAATACAGAATTGGATCTGTGGAGAAAATTGCTGGTGTTGATGGTTACAACTATCCTTTCATTTTTGATGGAACAACTTTCTCTGAAGTAACTGGCACTACAGATATTGAAGGTGCTGAGTTTGTTGTCTTTCATAAGAACCAATTATTCTTTGCTGTTGGCAATAATCTAGTATTCACTGCACCTTACACCGACTCAGACTTAACTGCTGTTAATGGATCTGGTATTATTTCAGTGGGTGCAAAGATTACTGGAATCATTGTATTCAGAGATGCTCTCATCATATTCACTGAAAGAACAATAAGCCAACTAACAGGAAATACAATTTCTGATTTTGTTCTTCAGCCAGTGACAAGAAATGTAGGCTGTGTATCCACTGACACCATTCAAGAAATGGGTGGAGATTTAATTTTCTTAGGCCCAGACGGATTAAGACTATTTGGTTTAACAGATAGAGTTGGGGATTTTAATTTGGGCTTAGTGTCCAAACCTATACAGAAAGAAATGACTGACCTCATCTCTTCTTGTTCTAGTTTTGCTAGTGTAGTTATTAAAGAGAAATCCCAATATAGACTTCTAGGTTTTAACGAAACCACTAAAGCCTCTAGCGCTAAAGGAATCTTAGGAACACAGATGACTAGCGACAGCACCAGCAACATAGCTTGGGCAGAACTCACTGGATTCAAAGCCTATGTAGCTGATTCATATTACGACAACAAAATAGAGAATGTATTATTTGCTAATACAGATGGTTATGCCTATCGGATGGAAAGCGGGAATAGTCTAGACGGAGCAAACATATCCGCTTCTTTTGCTACTCCCTTTGTCTTCATGGAAGACGCAAGAATTAGGAAGACAATGTACAAGCTCTTCCTATACACGGATCCACAGGGAAGCGTGACGGTAGATGTAAACTTGAAGTTTGATTTTGACACATTAGGCAGTGTTCAGCCTAATCCAATAACATTAAGTAATACAACATCTTCGGTGGGTTTTTACGGCACAAGCATAGCAAAATATGGTACAACTACATACGGCACTAAACTAAAGAAACTTTTTGAGACTCAGGTGATAGGATCAGGATTCTCCGTATCTCTACAATTTACATCACAAAGTACAGATCCCCCATTCTCTTTGGATGCTGCTACATTAGAGTATTCATCACACGATAGGCGTTAAGGAAAAATTATGACAGGTTACACCAGAGTAGACTCAGTTAACAATATTGCTGATGGTAATATTATTAATGCATCAGATTTGGATGGAGAGTTTGATGGGCTAGTTGCTGCATTTAATGCCAGCACTGGACATGTCCACGATGGTAGTGCAGCCAATGGCGCTCCTATCACTAAGGTGGGGCCAACACAGGATGTAGTTGTTTCTGCGACAACGGTGTTGCCTAAAACCACTGCTACTCTTGATATTGGTAGTAGTGCTCTTAAGTTTAAAGATTTCTATTTTAGTGGTGCTGGTAGTGTTACTGGCACTATCACTGCTGGTGGATTTGCTGGCCCAATAAATGGAACGATTGGAGCAACGACAGCCGCCGCTGGCGCATTCACCACACTAAGCGCTAGTAGCACTGTTAGCGGAACTGGCTTCAGCACCTACTTGGCTTCTCCTCCTGCTATTGGTGGAACAGCCGCCGCTGCTGGCGCATTCACCACACTAAGCGCTAGTAGCACTGTTAGCGGAACTGGCTTCAGCACCTACTTGGCTTCTCCTCCTGCTATTGGTGGAACAGCAGCCGCTGCTGGCGCGTTCACCACACTAAGCGCTAGTAGCA